ATAATACCTAAAATCCAGGGTTTTATGGATGATCTTCCCGCTGATGATGTTTTCAGAGTTTCTCAAAAACAAGCTTATTTAAAAGAATTGGATAATCTATCTCAGCTTTCTAAATCAGGTTTAGACCCTCAACTTATGAGAGAGTCTGTGAGAAACTCACTAGCTAAAACTTGGATAGATCAAACCAGAAACTCTACCACAAATAGTTTGGCTAAGTTTAACCCTTCCGAATTTGCTTCAAAGTTTAGTTCTTTAGGTGATGATCTTCAGAACACGTTATTTGGAAAAGCCAATGCTCAGTCCATGCGAGAAGCTATGGAAGCCTTTCAGGTGCATTCTCTTGACGAAAACACTGCGGCACAACTTTTTCAAGCATTGCCTACTTTGACAAATCAATCTTTAAAAGCACAAATAACTAGTTTGAAAGAGATTACAGAAAGAGCAGCATCAGAGTCTACAGATTCCGTCTTGTCTTCTATTAGATCTGGAACAATAGAAACACCTTCTGCATTAGTGTCTGGGTTATTAAAAAGTCCAACTTCTTACAACAGACTTCGAAATGTAGTGGGAGTTGATGAACTAGAAAAAGCAGGTGGCGTAAAAGATATGGTCATGAATAATCTTATTCGTGGGTCTCTTGCCAAGACAGGTTTTGATGAAGCCACTATTCAGAGTGGTGATTGGGGAAGAGCGTTAAAAAACGCAATATTGACTCAAAATAAAAACGGGGCTCTTAGCACCATTCTTGGAGATGATGTAGTATCTAACTTAACCAAATTATCAGATGATGCTATTCGTGTGTCAGACATTTCTATTAAAGGTTATGGTGGCATCGCAGCGGCCCCCGCTGCGGTTGGCTTAATAGCACTTGCCGCTTCTG